TTAGTATTAATCTTAATTTTACCACCGAATAATAATAAACTTGTATCTGGCGCTGATCCTGAGTAATTAAATTTATTTAACATTCTAATTTCCAGTAGGGTTTAATGAGTTCTTCTAGTTCATTAACGTTTCTTTCTAGTTGAGCTTCTAATTCTAATTGATTTTGCTCTAGTATAATTCGATTACAATAAATACCATTAAACTCCATTTCTGTAAGTCCTAAAAGAAGATCGTTTTGAATTTCTAATAACTTCTTTTGCTGCTCTGTTAATAAAGCCTGTTGTCCTAAATAAACAGCTTCTGTATCTAAAACATCTTCTTTTAAATCTTGTAAAACTATATTTACAGGGATTTTTGAAGTATCAATACCTTTATCCCAATACTCTTCCATATATTTAGACCGTTCCGGCCTTCCATATTTGACTGCTAATTCTCTAAGGCCTGGAAATTTATGTGTTTGCCCAGACATAAAATACTCGGCTAACATAGTGTCATAGACTTTCCCTTTATTCTTTAAAAACTTTTGAATTCCAGAGATAGACCACAAATGTAATAAGTCAAATTTAAGATTATGACCTATTAAAATATCCTCATCAATTTCTAAATTTTTAAGTTTATTTGGGTATATATAATCAATCTTTTCTTCTCCAGAAGAGCTTTTTAATCCGATCGCTACTATACTGTTATTCCGAAAATGCCCTTTTCTGTTAAACATTTCTTTTGATTGAGTTTCTAAATCTATTACGAGAAATTTTGGAATATTCATTAGTATATCTCTCTATTTAAATTATATTTAAACAACTCTAAACCTATTATTAAGAAAGTTATTGTTTAGTGCTCTTATTGTTTATTTTTAATAGTTTTATTTTTTGATTAGCATCTTCAATACCCAAAGCTACATCATTTAAAATTCTATTTAATGGACCAGACATATTAAAAGCTACCCTTTGAGCTGCTTCTTTTGTGTTATAACTTATAGAAAGCACATAGCCTAAGATCTCGTTGCCATTTTTTGATTTCTACTTTATTCTTCGGTGTCATTAGTCCCCCCAAAGCCCATCTGATTCAAGGTTTTTAAACGGCCTGTTTTACTATCGAAATGTAAACTATCGGCCTCTCCTACACTACTTCCATAACCTCTGTTTTTCACTACTCTTATAATACTTTTATCTCTTGTATATGAATTTTTAGAATTTCTTTCAACTCCTAAAAGAATATCTGGAACCATTCTAAGACTTCCAGATCCTCTAAAGTCTCTCTGTTCTACTTGTTTTCCATCGGCCCAATCAATGCCTTGTGTTGGCTGATTAAGATGGTTTGCTGCAAATATTATCATTCCTGTTTTTCTACAAATTCCTTTAAGTTTTTGCATCATTTTATCAATGGCTTTTCTTTCGTCTATATTTTCAGATGTGTTAGTAACAATCCAAGATAAATGATCAATAAATACTATGTCAAACTTCTTAATAGTTCCTAAATATTCAAGTGTTTTATATAACTTATTAGCATTATATTCTGAAATTTCATCTAAGCTAATAAACATTAGTTTATCTGTATTTACTAATTCATTAAAATAAAAATCATATTTATCTTTAGTTATATACTTTAAAGGATCTTGAATAAAGTCTTGTTGTGGCACTCCTGCTGCTAAAGCTATAAAACTATTTTCAGCTTCATAATCCTCATCTTCTAAATATATGTTTCCTATTTTAAGATCTAAATAATTAGTTCTTAAATAATAAGCTATTTCTTTCATTACTGGGGTTTTTCCTATATTGCTACCACCCCCTAATAATATAAGTTTTCCTTTTCTAAGCCCCCTAAGCATTTCTGTTATTTTTGGCCACGGCAATTCAAGACCGGCTGGTTTCTTTTTAAGGAGATTACTTTGTTTTATATTATTTCCAAAAATAATACCATCTGGGATATATTCTTTAATCTCTTCTTCTAAGCATTGTTTTAATTGCGTAGGTAAACAGTCTCCACTTACTTGTAATAAGTCATTAGCATCTTTAAATCCATAATAGTCCCCAATAAACCTGCATTTCTCAATAGGCACTAAGTTTTTTAATTTTTCTGTAGCTAATTGGCCATCTTCGTCATTATCTAAAAATAACACTATGTTTTTAAATTTAAGGAGTTCTTTTTTGTCCAATTCCCACACTTTTTCCGCAGAAGCAGCTCCATCCGGGAGTGAAACAGCCTGGAAACCAGCTTCAAAGCACGACAAAGAATCAATTTCTCCTTCTGTAATAATAATGGGTTTATTATAATCCCATTTTCTTGAGAATAATGTATACATGTGCTGATTCTCGCCATTTCTATTGATCCATGCAAATTCTTTGTTTTCTTTTCTAATTTTTTGGACACCTAAATTTCCCTCTTTATCTGAATAGTTCATTATATGTACTTCTTCATTGCCTACTTTAGCTATTTGATATAGATATTCTTTACAAGCTTCAATACTGATTCCTCGAAATTCTTTAAATTCTCCAATTAAATCAATTTTTAAAGCTCGTTTATTATTTTTATTATAATTGCACTCTGGAGTAAAACAATAACTAGAGCCATTAGAAAATTTTCTAAGGTTATTTTTAGAACCACACTCATTACATGGTAATTTTTCTATAGTTTTATTCATAATTACTTACTAATCCTCCGTTAATATATCACACACACTATCACAACCGGGACTTACTTGTCCAGTAATTTCAAATACTATTTTTAAAATGTCTTTAGTTAAATAACCTGTTTTTTTAAGTTCATATAAAAGAATACCATAAGCAGTAGATCTTCCACAACCAGTAACATAAGGAATACTAGGAATTCTTCCTATATCTATAGTCCCAGCAAAGTGCTCTTTAGTTCCTTCTAAAGGGTTTTGGACTATTAAAGACCAAACTTGCCCCTCGATTCCTATAACTAGTTCGACATAACAATCTGGAGGCAGCATTAGTTCATCTTTTTTACCAAATTTTTGCCCAATTAAGAATCTATGAACTGCCGGCTTTACTGTATGGTACATATAAGTATTAAGGCATTTTGTTTTCTTTTCTGGAAATTTAAATCCTCCATCTTCAACAAATAAACTACACATGTCTCCTGATCCAGTAGCTCCTAATAATATACCTTCTTTTTTATTTATTTTAGGGAATTCCATAGATTGTGCAAATCCATATCCCCAGGAACACCTTCGGTCCCCAGCTATCATAAGTTTGCCTCGCCTATTACGACAGATAGCTATACATGTGTTTGAAACTTTTTTTTCTCTGTTCACAATCCTAATTCTCTTTTAAGTTGATATTTTTTAGCGTTTAATTCTTCAATGCTACTATAATCTTCTTGATTCATAGTTTCTAATTTAATAAGTTCTTTTACTTTTTTCTTTTCGTCTTGAGTCATAATTACCTCTTATCAAATCCTAAATATTTTTTAATATTTATTTCTTTTTTAAGTTTAAATACAGCGTAGCATTTTTTCTTACGGTTATTAAATGTAAAAGAGCTGTATTCTACCATATCAAACCAATTTTTAGATATAATATTTATTCTAACCTTATGAAAAAAATCTTCAGCTTCTTTTCTACCGTGCGTATATGATAATAAAGGGATTAAAAAAGTATGTAATACTATAGATCCTGTATTATTATATTCTTCTTGTGTAATACGATATCCTGTATATTCTGGTTCTAATTTCAATATAAATTTCATATTATGTTACTTTGCTTTTTATAGTTTTACTTTTCTTTATAGGTTTAGATATTTTTTTAGTTTTAGATTTTCTAAAGTGTCCAAATAAAAATTCATTAAGTTCTTTTAATAAGCTGTGCATAACATCTCCTTAACACATATTAATATAATTGGGCTTTTTCTTTAAGCTTTCTATTAATTTTCTTAATTCATATATTTCTTTCATTAACTTAAAATTAAGTTTTTCTAATTGTATAATTTTCTCTGTTAAATTCATTTCAAACTCTCCGTTTTTATAATGACTTTTCTATCAATTTATCTAATACTATAAACAATTCTTTTTTTATATTTAATATCTCTGTTTCTGAAAGATTTAAATTAACAAACTCTCTATTTTTTGTATTCTTTAAATGAGTCCCAAATACATAACTATACTTAGTCTCATCTACTTCGAACCGTAATTCTATATTATTAAACATATACCCTCCTATTATTTGTGTGTTACTTCTTCAATTGGAAATATAATTGCACTTTCTTGCCTATTGAAAAACTCTAAAGCTGAAATAAAATTATCAAAACGTATAGATTCAGTAATAGTTCTAACATACCAATGTATAATCATAGTGCTTGTTATCTCAAACCCTTCTTTTTTTGTATTTCTATTATCCATTTTATATTTTTCTACCTATTATTTTATTTTTCCATTCATTATGTTTTGTTTCTGTATCTTCTAGATAATTTAAATATTCTACCATTAAGTTTAAATTAGTTTGATTTTCTACAAGTGCTTTACTAATTAATTTATTTAACTCTTGTATAAATCCTCTAACTCCTATTTTTAAATCTTTTGACTTATTTATTATAGCAGATAACATCCCGCTTGTAAAGGGTATTTCGATGTTTAAATTATTTAATAATTTTTTATATTTTTGAAAATAAAAATTCTCATTATTTATCAAATGATTATATGTTTCTTCAGAAATTTCATCTAGTTCGATTATATTAGAGATTCTTCCAATAAATTCTGGAATCATCCCAAATGTCTCAAGTTCTTGAATAATACGATCTTTTTTAATCTTACTTTTATTAATAAATCCAATGCTTTGACTGTTTTCAATGCGTGTGTCGCGAATGCTTTGAAAATTCCCAGCTAATATTATACAGCAATTAGTTAAATCTATATTAAATTTCTTATCTGTTATTTTAAATCCTTCTAAATACTTTAATAAAGAGCTTTGCATATGCGGAGAATGGTCGTTAGAATTAGTACTAGCTTGTGGGATACAGAATTTATCTATTTCATCAATAAACAATATTTTATTAATAGAATTATTTGCTTCTTTGGGTAATAAATTAAATTCATTTAGTACTAATTCTTTAAAACTAGTTCCATGCCAGCCCTCTTGTGAAATACCTTTTGAATTTATTTCAATAAGTTTAAAATTTAATAGTTTTGCTATAGTTTTAACTAAAAATGTTTTACCTGACCCACTTTCACCCATTAATAATGATAATGGGTTGTTTTCTATTATATGGTTTGAATATTTAGAATAATGATATAAGAAATAATTAAATATAAATACTGAAAGTTCTTTTGCCGCTTTGTCTTGCCCTACTACATATTTTATAACTTCATTATAAAGTTCATCTGGAGATTTATAATTAATCATAATACCCCCTATATTTTCATTAAAATTAATTTCTTATATTTCTCCCAAAACTTCGAGGCATTTACATCCATTTGATTTATTTCTTTATTCGTGAACTTCGCCCATTCTTTGGGTGTGTGTATCTTACACCCAATCTTAATATATGCTTTACATTTAACTATTGAATAAAACTCTGTATTGATAATAATAGGTATATCGTTTTCATATATAGTTTTACTTAGATCAGCTCTAGATAGATTAGCTCCAGATAGATCAGCTCCAAATAGATTAGCTCCAGAGAGATTGGCTCCAGATAGATTAGCTTTAGAAAGGCAAGCTCTAGATAGATTAGTTGCAGGTAGATTAGCTCCAGAGAGATCAGCTCCAGAGAGGTCAGCTTTAACTCCTTCGCATTTACCCATTACCCATCTTATATGTAACTGTAACACACGGTCTAGATTTGGTTTAATATTAATCATATCCGCCCCCTAATACTTTTTGCTATTTAAATCTTTAATGTCATAAAATCCTTTAAATAAAACTAATATTATTATAGAAAACATAAATAATGTAAAACATCCAAATGTAAAAAATATTATAAATATTATATTAAATAAATTAGTCATTGTCATAATTACTCTCTAAGTTACTTAGTCCAGAATCTACATGTTCACAAAATTCTTTATACATAATATTAAATATATGGGGAAACTCTTCGTTTAAAGCAGTTGCAGGGCTTATCATATCAGAGTACTTTTCTAATAATACTTTGTCTAATTGCTCTATAAATATTTTCATTAACTTCCCATATTCTTGTTTCATATTGGTTCCTCTATATACTTTTAATCAATAACTCTTTTAACTTTTCCCATTATATACTCTCTTTGTATAGTTACTTCTCCTATACCTGGCTCAACAACGTGTGCAGTGTGTTCTTCGTGGGTCAGAGTATCTGTTTGTTTGACAAATAATCTATTATTTTCTAGTTCTACTGTATCATCGCCATAAAAAGCATGTGCGTGGCCAGATTCTCCATGTGCTAGTACAACGGCCTGCTTGCCTTTAAAAATCATTTTACCGCTCGGTGCTAACTTCTCCTCTAACGTCTTTTTATTGCTCATATATCACCTTTTAGTTATTAATTACAATCTTCAGGATTTACTTTTAGTAAAGCTTAACTCTCCCTAAATTTCCGTTGGTTAGTACCATCTTTAAACTCAATAAAGACATCTCCCTGTCTTATTTGTCCGTTTTTCCCATACTCCTCTCCATACTTACCAAATGTACTTGCTACTGCATTGTGACAACTCATATTCTGAGGTTTTCCTAAGTATAGCTTATTAATTAGTTCTTGTCTAGTCATATTTAATGACTTTTCATCTGCATCTTTTAATAAAGGTCTAAGTTCTGGATCAACACTAAGATAATAAATATTATAAGTTCGATCTGGTTCTTGTGTACTATTAATAACTTCAACTTTAACAATATCCTCATCAATTTTCCCTGTATCTGAGCCGTTAGAGGGAGCTTTACTTCTAAGTAACCGTCTTTTACGTCCAAATTGATCTTTATCTATATCTAAAACTTCATAATTTCCCTTTATTAAATATTTTTCTTCTCCATAAATTTGTAACATAGCTCGTCTAACTTCAATATTTTCTTCTTTATCAATCAAAGCTGGTGTAATATCTTGTTTTCGTTCTATAATCCAAGCCGGAACATTTGTACCGTGTACTGCATATAAAGCACTCCCATCTCTCCACTTACAAAAGGGTCCTGTAAGTGAATGTGGTCTATTATCACTATCTAATAACAACAATTCTGGTCTATCACTAATCATACAAAAATTTTCATGTACAACTCTTGGGCCGCTATGTAAACAAAGTTGTTCCCAATAATTATAATTAGTATAATCAACATTATGAGTTTTATTAAGTTTTACTATATCTTTGAAAAAAGATATATAAGAACACCATCCTGATAATTGATTACCTCCTTGCCACCTATTATAAACACTATTTGCTTCAGTAATCCCATCTTTATTTAAATTAAATTCTTTATCTAATTCTTTTAAACAATTATTTATTACATAACAATTCTTAAGATTGGATGTATTTAAATTATTATTATTAGTAACAAATTGTGGTGTGGGAAAAGTTGTATCATTAGTTGCAGCATAAGTTGCAGCATAAGTTGCATCAAGAGTTGGATCATAAGTCGCGATACGGGTTGTATCATGAGTTTTAACGTAAGTTGCATCAAGAATTACAGCATGAGTTGGAGTATGGGTTGCAGAATAGGTTGCATCAATAGTTGCAACATGAGTTGCATCATTGTTTGCAATATAAGGTGCAGTATGAGCTGTATCATTAATTGATCTTTCCAAGAAAGAGGTCGTGGTGCGAGTTATATTACTAATTGCAGCATAAGTTGCAGTACGAGTTGCAGTATGAGTTATATCATTAGTTGCATTAAGGGGTGTATTAAGAACTGCATCATAAGTCGCAGCATAAGTTGCAGCATTAGTTACACTATAAGTCGCATCATAAGTTGCATCGTTAATTGCATTATGAGTTGCATCGTTAACTGCTTTATGAGTTATATTACTAATTGCAGCATAAGTTGCAGTACGAGTTGCAGTATAAGTTCCATCATAGGTTATATCATAATTTATATCATAAATTGCAGTATTGGTTGCATTATTAGTAAAATTATTAGAGACTTTTCTTTTTAATAAAGCTATCGCTAATCCACTAGCAAATCTTAAAATAAATGGACTAGAGACAAACACTATATTTTTTGGTGGAACTAAATTATTAGATTTATACATATTAATTACATTTTCTTTACATATTTGTTTTTCTTTATCGTTCATAGGCTTAGTAGATAATGCATTTTTAATCCATTTATCTTTATAAGTCTTTAATTCTTGTTTGTGTTCAGGAGTTAATTTATATTTCTTCATATTTGCCTCAGTAAATTTTTAATGTTTTGTTGTATTTCTTTTAACCCTTGTAAATATTTGTATAAATCTTCATTACATTCTGGAGTGCTTAATTTAAGTTCATAAACAACAACCCCAAGAAAAAATAAAACATATAAACTTATAATAATTAAACTTATTAAATTAACCATATTTACTCCATATATTTCAATATTGTTTATATAAATCCGTTTTATTTAAGTATAAAGCATATTCTCTAAATTGCAAGTAATAATTATTAATTATTACACTTTATTGGATTTTTCCACCCTCCCATTTTATTATTTCCCTTTATTATCTTTTTTTCTCGTTGTATTAATTTATTATATAAAGTCCAACATTCAATACAGTAATTTATTCGTGTTTTGCTTGTGTTTTTATAAGTATTATTAAAATCTAAAGTTATATTACATTTAATACAGTTATTTTTCATATTTACCTCTAATTTACATAATTTGTGATTAGCCCCCATTTATCATCCTTAATAAAGCTGAACTAATCTTATCCTCATACTTAATGATAGCATAGTTATTATATTTGTCAATTAAAATTATGAATTATATTATTAATTTAATTAATAACTTATAAATACTTCTAATTATTATTGATTTTACACTTGATTTTTTCTTATTTTATGCTATAATATAAATAGAATTATAAAAATATAATTAGTGGTGTTCTATTCTTTAAATTAAGTATCTAATGTAACTATTTCCTCTACTTTATTTTGTATAAATCAATGATTATACTAAAGAACGATGTAGTTATTTGTAAGACCTGTAAAAATAATAATAAAACAGGCCGGAAAGGCAGCGCCGAAAAGCTGCCACTTATCTCATGGCTTAGGATTATATGATAGTTGATATTTATACAGATGGTAGTTGTTATCCAAATCCAGGTGGTAATGGTGGTTGGGCTTTTATAATTATTCACAATAACTTAGTATTTTATGAAGAATCTGGAAAGATTAGTGACAATCTTATGACAAATCTTACGACATCTTACCCAAATACAAATAATAGAATGGAAACAATAGCTTGTATAAAAGCATTAGAGTATTGCAATAAATTCAATATATTATCTCCTGTAATTCATAGTGATAGTAAACTTATTGTTCAATTTAGTTCTAAAGGTATTGGAACAAAGAATAGAGACTTGATTAATAAGCTTATTAAGTTAAATAGAATTATAAAACCTATTTATGAGTGGGTTAAAAGCCATAATAACCATAAGTGGAATGATAGAGCTGATGAGCTTGCTAGTTATAAATATAAAGTGTAGTATAGATAATATAGTGTATATATAATGTATAAAGCATCCGTTAGTATGCTCTGCCTTAGCAGAAATGTCAAAACACCGCACTAACAGTATTGTTCGCCTACAACCCCGAGGGCTGTTTACCGAATAAACTATCTTAGGATTTGATAAGGATTAAAACCCGCTAATCTTCGGGTACAATGGATTATAAAAGAGATCTTATTTTAGGTTGTCCTAAACATCAGGTTTGGGCTTATCCATAAAGCCACCTAAGTTAAAAGAAACAATACTCATGGAATCTCAATATATTTTTATTGAGTGCTCTCGTAAAAGAAGGGATAAAGATGATCATGGGCTTTTAAACTCTCATCATCATCTCCGGGGTAATTATGTCTAAAAGCCTTATATAACTTATTGATTCTTGGAGAGTATATGGATCTGTGTGAGATATGTCATAATCCAGCTGATTGTCAGATTATTCTAGCTAATTTAAATGATCCTTTTGTATCTCTTTGCTTTAGTTGCCATAATCGTCTTATTTTAAGGACAAAGAAAGATGAATAATATTAGAGTACAATGGTATTGTAAAGCTAATAGTAATGATATTAGAGTCTTTAATAGCTTTAAACATGCTCTTGATTGTTATCGTGAATTCTTAATGGCTTATTTAAATAACAATAAACTATATAAACCAGTTATTTACAGCCAAGAAACTATTATTAATGGGTATTTTCCACCTCCTATGACTGGATATGAAGAATAATATAACTATATTTCATATATAATTAATGATTTAAAGCATATTTCATACTTTTAAATTACTTTTCATAAATTATTCCTTGACATTTGTATATTATATGCTATATATCTTTTATAAGACATTAAAGCTTGGGGCGATTCATAGAGTATCTGGCCGAGTTTCTGTTTAATTGTATTTTAAATTATCTAAGTATATTGTAGTTATACTATTATCTAACAGCTCTACACCCCCGTACAAAAGAGATAAGATAGTATAAGCTTTATCTTAATACTATAAGATATCTATTACTTAACTATGATTTAAAGCACACCCCTTCAGCTGGCTAGGGCTAGGCCCTTAAAGAATTACTAGGGGAGGGGGGAAAAGAATTCTTATCTAAGCTACGAAGATGGGTACCGGTACTTACTTTGTTCAAAGCCATATAAAATCCCTGCCTTAAGATACTATTAAATAAGGTTAAATATTAAGAATAATCCGACTATAGGGACGGGGTAGGATTACTCTGTAAGTAATTCATTGTTAACGAAGTAATAATCCGACTGGGGTATTGGTTTTTACATAGATTTTTAAGGATTTTCTAAGAGCAATAAGTTTTACGAACTATCAAGTACTTACAGTGTTTTTACTAAGTATAATTAATTAAGAATAATCAATATAAACAGGTACACAGTGCTAATATTTTTATTACGATTTTTATTCAATCTAACAAAGCTATTAGTAATATGTCTCCCCCTAGAATTAATAGGGTTAATATTAGTACCTATCGCTTTATTAATACCTACTTATAGTTATAGATTACCTACTTATTTAAGATGGTTTGATTCAGCTGATTGGTATACAGGTCGAGATACTGAAATAATAGAAACAATTAGTGTAGAGGGATTTTGGACTAGATATTATTGGTTAGCTATACGTAACCCCTTGAATTATTTCGGATATAAAGTATTAGGTCATAAAGTCATTGATAATACTAAAGGAATTCAATCTGGGACTCCTAATATTGGAGATACTATTGGACATGTTTCTGGGTACCAATATAATACCTTAGATAATATTTACGAGTATTATTTAATATATAAATGGAACCGATCGAAATGTCTTAGATTCAGAATGGGCTGGAAGATAAGTAACGGTCCCGACAATAAGATAAATAGTTATATACAGTGGGTAATGGTAATACAACCGTATAAAGATTATACTGGGGAATAATGAATAATTCTACAAAAACATGTAAAAAGTTTACTTGTTGCAGATGTCTTGAGATCCGGGAAGTAATGTCTGACAGAGACACACACCCCCTATACTTATGTAGTGCTTGTATATGGCATGATAAGACTAAGAATCAGATTATAGTAACTTTAGACGGGGCGCCTGCTGGGAAAGTCACCGGAACATCTAACCCGTGTAAATTAAGGAATGTCAATAAGACATTTAAGAAATAATGAAATTTCTAGAAGTTAAACTAGATTACCGTCAAGTATCTCCTTATGGGTTATTTGATAATGAAATAAGACGGAAGTATTATTTGTTTGGTTTATGCTTATTAAAGACAGACTGGTTTAAACTTTCTAAGTTATGGCCAGGAATGACAGCTACAATTAAGGAATTACAAAATGCAGGATGCAAAGGAGTCACGCAACAACTAATTGATAAATAACTAAAAGGTGTAATATGGCCGGAATAGAATCATTCACACCCCCACATGGGGCTGATAAACGTTTAGACTCTCTAACTGAGTTAACTGTCCCTAAAAGGACAGTACAGGCAGAGAACGAGGGAGTTGATTTAAATAAGAACAGTCCTAGATTTGATGGAATTAATACTACAAACAATAAGTTATTAGAAGATAAGTCAAACAAGGGTGGCGACAATAACAATGCGGCGTAGTTCATTGATTAAATGAATTATAACTCTTTTTAGGTACTTTATGCCATAAAAAAAAAGAACAAAAAAAAAAACAATTGGACAAAATATAGCTGAACTTCGTAATTCAGGTTATAAACCATCTCAGGCTATTGCTATTGCATATTCAAATGCAGGCAAGTCTAAGAAGAAGAAAAAATAATGGGTACATTAACGATAGTTCAAGGAGAATTTGATACTATATTGAATGGACTTAGATCTTCTGTAACTATTCAACTTGTGTGTAAGAATCAAGAAGATGCAGAAGAAGTTTTAAAAACTCGAGCAAAAACATATAAAAATCTTCACATTAAACAGATAACTAGAGCTCAATTGTTAAACAATAAGGAAACTAAATAATGGTTATAGCAGTTTATTTATTAGGTGGTTTTCTTATACTTTGTTGTATTTTATCAAGTTTATTTGTTAAATGGGTTGATAATGAAATCCAAAAGGATTTATTAAAGTAATATTAGAAATAAAAAGTCTAACTCTTTTAAAAGAATCTATTATGATACCTATTTTTGCAGAAGCTATTGCTAGTATTGCTATGAGAGCTGTCCAAAGCTTATTGCCAAATACTCCACAAGATAAATTAGATCTTCTAAGACTTCAAATTCAAGAAGATACACTATCTAATGATTTACTTAAAGGTCAACTAGACGTCAATGCTGCAGAAGCTACTAATGAAAGTTTATTTGTGTCTGGGTGGCGACCGGCAGTAGGTTGGGTATGTGCTTTAGCTTTTAGTTGGCAATATTTATTACAACCTATATTAACTTATTTAATTACAATCTCCGGACATCAAGTACCACCTATGCCAACTTTAGATTTTGCTACAATGAGTACTGTTTTATTTGGCATGTTGGGCATTGGCGCTATGCGATCTTATGATAAACAAAGTAATAAACGATAAGGTATTTATGAATGAATGTAGATATGTCATTAATAACAATTTATATGGCAATCCCTATAATAATTGGGATAATGGGTTTTTTATTTAAAACAGGTATTTCATCAATGTTAAATAGATTAGATGCACTAGAAGAAAGAGAACTAGATAAACTTACGAAAATTGATTTTGAAATAGCTATGAGAGATAAATTAGATCCCTTGAAAGAAGGGGTTCAGGAAATGAAAGAGAAAGTAGATAAGGTTTATGATATCCTTTTAAAGAAATAATAATTTGCGGAGAATAGAAACATAATCTCCGTATATAGGTAATATATGGGCGCCTCTTCAAAATATAAAGACACATACCCAGAAGAACTTAAAAAGATGATGGCAGATGGGAAACTTAATTGTCATATTTTTGCAGCATGGGGAATACACAAAGATACCTTCTATCAATGGATGTATGATCACTCAGAACTTAAAGAAGCTTATGAGGTAGGAAAACCTCAATGTGAGTCTTGGTGGATAGATTGGGGCATGAAAGGGATGAAAGGAGAAGTTAAAGGGTTTAATTTTCAGACCTGGGTAGCCTTTATGAATAATAAATTTGGATGGGTTCCAGGAAATAAACAACCAGATAGTCAGACCAATAATACTATTCATATTGGTAATTTGAATGTTTTACAGAATCAGAATAATACACAATTATTAGAATCGATAAAACTTTTAGCTGATAAACATAAAGATAAGTTAGAATTAGAATTAATAAATCTTATACCTAAAGAGCAGATTATTGATGTCAACCCAGAAGAACCAAGTCAATCTGAATGATTTATCTAGAGAAGAACTAGTAAAACTAGCAGAAACTTTAAGTATTATAGATGATCGAGCTACTTATGATAAACAACAGTTTTTGTTTCCAGAAACCGGTCCATTTAGACGAGACTTATACCCAAAACACATGCTCTTTTTTGAAGCCGGTGCCTCATATAAGGAAAGAGCTTTAATAGCTGGTAATCGTACTGGGAAAACATATGCATCTTGTGCTGAACTATCTTTTCACCTTAATGGTAAATACCCTATTTGGTGGAAAGGAAAAAGGTTTAATGGTCCTATAAAAGTCTGGTCTGCTGGAAAGACTCACGAAACCACAAGAGATATTTTACAACAAGAATTAATGGGTAATAGATACGATTTAGGAACTGGAATGATTCCTAAAAATGATATAATAAGAACTACGACTAAACCAGGTGTTCCAGATGCTATTTTAGACGTAGGAGTAAGGTGGCATAATCCAGATGGGAGTTGGGACGGTAAAAGTGCTAGTCAACTTACATTTAAAAGTTATATACAAGGCGTTGAAGCCTTTATGGGAACTCAAGTACATGTTATTCAGTTAGATGAAGAACCAGATGTTAATGGCATATATTCAGAATGTTTAACTCGTACAATGACTACAGATGGTATTGTTATTTGTACATTTACTCCATTATTAGGGTTAAGTGAGGTTGTCTTAAGTTTTTTACCAGATGGTAAATTTCCTAATAATGGGTTCGGAGAGGTAATAAGACGTGAATAAACCATTAATGGAATTAAAACACGAATATCAAGCAAATGCTACACAAGATGCTATTAGGCTTTTATCTTCTGAAATTTTAAGATTAATACATCTTCCCTATAGATCTTGGAAAAATCAAGAAGCTATTCGAAGTCTAGATGCGCAGATAGAATATCTTGAAGAACTTTTAAGTGCATATGAAAAAGATAGAAAAAATCAATAAATTTAAACTTGGAGATTTAGTAATCTCTAAAAGTTTGGGCTGTTTAGGAATTGTAATTCAGGATCCAAAACACCCTAAAGAATTAGTAATACAAATACACCCGTTTATATTTGGTAAGATCAATGAAAATGATTGGGAGATAACTAATGAGTAAGTGGGTTTGTAATCTTACATGGCAAGATGCTCCCCATTTAACTAAAGAAAGCAAGGAAGAACTTTTAGCAGGCTATTCTCCACATGAAAGAGATGCCAGAAGTCGCGGAATACCCCAATTAGGATCTGGAGCTATTTATCCAGTAGTTGAAGATGATATTATAGTAAGTCCTTTTGAACTTCCTATGCATTGGCCACGAGCTTATGGAATGGATGTTGGTTGGAAGAAGACAGCATGTATCTGGGGTGCTTACGATAAGAAATCAGATATATGGTATCTTTATAGTGAATATTATAAAGGATATGCAGAACCTTCAGTTCACGCGAGTGGAATAAAAGCTAGAGGTACTTGGATTAATGGAGTAATAGATTCTGCAGCTCATGGAGCTAGTCAATCAGATGGTATTAGTTTAATGACTCAATATACAGATTTAGGATTACAATTAGCTAATGCAAATAAAGCAGTTGAATCCGGACTCCTTGAAGTATACCAGAGACTCTCTAGTGGAAGATTAAAAATATTTACTCATTTACAAAATTGGTTATCAGAATTTAGAGTTTATCGAAGAGATCTTAATGGTCACATAGCTCAAAAGCAAAATGACCATTTAATGGATGCGACTCGTTATCTTATTATGTCCGGGATGTCTGTTTTAGAACTACCACCGAGCGATGATAATGATGATCCAGATAGAAAAATACACCTATATAAAACAGGTCAAAGTGGTATTTGCGGTTATTAAACATTATTTTATCATATTGTGCAGGACGAATGAATACATATAATTCTCAACAAAGTGATTCTAACGACTCTAAAAATTTAGATGATCAAACTTCTGTAAACTATGTTAAAGAAGCTGATGATTATGCGAATGAAGCTAAAATACCAGAGCGTTTAAAAGCTTTTATTAAAGCTTCTAATATAGCTGATATGTTAGAAGAAGATGAACTTGCTATGATTGGTATGCGTTGTATAACTGGGTATATGGAAGACAAACAAACCCAAAAAGTTTGGTTATCTAATGTTGAGGATGCACAACGATTAGCTAGATTAACTAAAGAACCTAAAAATACTCCATTGCCTCAATCAGCTAATATTAAATTTCCACTGATTACAAATGCTTGTTATCAATTTGCTGCTAGAACCTACCCAGAACTTATTCAAGATGGGAAAGTTGTAAAGTGTGAAGTTATTGGAAGAGATGCAGATGGAACTCTAAGTGACAAAGCTGATCGAGTTTCCACACACATGAGTTATCAATTATTAGGGCCTAATAATGATTGGGAAGCCTCTACAGATAAATTATTAACAGTCTTACCCAATGTTGGATTTTTAATTAAGAAAACCTATTATGACACTGTTAAAAAACGCAATTCAAGTTTAGTTTGTAATTACAAAGATATAGTTATTCGCAATGCGTCTGATGTACAATGTTTAGATGATTTAAGACGTATTACACATGATTTATATTATCATGTAAATGATTTAGTTGAAGCTACTCGTTATGGATTATTTAAAAAGAATGTAGTCGATGAAATATGCCATAGAATGTCTATAAATATTACTGATGATTCAATAATATTACATGAACAGCATAGATACTTAGATTTAGATCACGATGGCTATGAAGAACCATATATAGTAACAATAGAAGATGGGACAAATAAAGTTTTACGTATAGTTGCTCGTTATACAGAAGATGACATATCTATTGGAGATAATGGAGAAGTAATTTGTATTACTCCTATACAATTCTTTACAGATTTTCACTTTTTACGATCTACTGATGGAAGTTTTATGAGTGTTGGTTTCGGAACACTTATGTTACATCTTAATGAAACAGTAAATACAATTCTTAATCAACTTATTGACGCCGGAACCCTAGCTAATATGCAGACAGGGTTTATAGATTCAAGATTAAAGATCATGGGCGGACAAACTCAATGTGATCCAGGACAATGGAATAGAGTTAAAGGTGTTATTGGACAAACTCTTAAAGATGGTGTAATGCCCATTAATTATAAAGAACCAAGTCAAACTTTATTTCAGTTACTAGGAATGTTAATTGAATCTGGAAAAGAACTGAGCAGTTCTACAGAAGTAATGAGTGGTCAAGCTAATCCTCAGAATGTTCCAGCTACTACTGTAATGGCTTTAGTTGAGCAAGGTATGAAAGTTTTTAATGGTATTCAAAGAAGATTGTATAGTTCTCTTAAATCTGAATATCAAAAGATCTTTAGATTAAATAAAATGTATTTACCTACTGAAGCAGAACAAGAAGTTGTTGGTGTTCCAATTAGTCAAAATGATTATGAAGATGAATCAATAAGAGTTATTCCTATAGCTGATCCAAATTTAAGCAGTGATGCTCAAAGAATGGCTAAGGTTCAATTTTTAATGAATCTTATGAATCAACCTGCAACTGGACAGCACTTAAATATGCAAGAGTGTTTAAAAAGAGCCTTTATTGCAATAAATATGCCTAATCCAGCTCCTTTATTGAGTATGACTCCTCCTCCACCAGATCCTAAAATGCTTCATATGCAAGCTCAAGCAGTAGATAAACAAGGGCAATTACAACTTAAAAGCCGTGCTCAAGATCTAAAAGAGAAAGAATTTGTTGCTAAATTAGCTAAAATGGAAGCTGAAATTCATGAATTGCAAGCAAAAGCTATTAATTTAGTAAGTCAGGCTTCAAAAGCAGCACACGATAGTCATACAGAAGAGTTTAATAGTCATGTAAATGCAGTAAAAACTCAAATAGATGCTACTACTAAAGCCCATAAACAAATGACAGATTCAAATCGTGCAGATGTTCAAACTCATTTACAAGCCAAAAAACAGGCTATTGCTACTGAACACAACGCTATAGAATTGCACCAGGGTCAACAACAATTAGATCAACAACAAGAGGCACAAGATAATGCTGCTCAAGACGCAAATAAATCAATGGATGGAACACCCGGTAACTCAGGAGATGCTTCGACTCTTTAAAGAACATTTAGAAGCAAATAGAACTGATTTAACTAATAGAGTTTTATATGGAACAACAATAGATCCGATTCAGATGCAAGATCTAGCTCAATTAAAAGGACAAGTCTTAGCTTTCGAAAAAGTTATAAATATAAAAGAAGCTTTACTAGAGTTAGGTGAAGATTACCAAGAGGAGAATAAAAATGAAGTATAAAGTATTAGGACGTAGAGTTCTATTAAAAGTTAAAAGATTTAAAAAGGAAGAGTTAAAACATGTAGAAGGATCTAGTTTAATATTGGCCCCGGATAAAACACATGACGATGCTGATTTACATACAGCTACTCAAACTGTTGGAGAAATAATAGGATTGGGAGAATTAGCTTATTTAAATGATGACGGTTCTTTATTGGGTGGTCAAGAAAGACCTGTTAAACTTGGAGATAAGGTACATTTCCAAAGATATGGGGCAGTAAGATTAAACTTTAAAGAAAAAGAAGTAGATGAGTATTGGGTTGTTGAAGATAAAGATTTATTTGCAGTAGATATAATAAAACAAATAACTAAACACAAAGAGAAGGTGTAAAATGAGCAATAATTTAAAAAGTAATTACGATAAAAATCGAGAAGAGTTGAAATTAAAAGTTGATGCTTTAGTTTCAAAGAAAGAAACCTCGGAAGTTAATTCGGGAGCAGTTTCAGAACAAAGTACCCCAGAGCAAACTTTATTACAAACTCCTGAAATGTCGGAGACTGAAAAACAAGCTAGGGCTCTTGGTTGGAAAACTAAAGAAGAGCGTCTATCTGAAGGTAAAAATAATAATCATTTTGTAGATGCAGATGAGTATGTTCGTAGACAACCTTTATTTGAACGTATTGATCGTCAAAGTAAAGAACTTCGAGATCTTAAACAAATGAACCAAGCTATTGCTCAACATTTAGGTTCATTAAGAGAAGAAGCATATAATCAAGCAGCTCTTGATCTTGAGTCTAAGCGTATACAAGCAATTAATGAAGGTGATAGTAATAAAGCACTTCATATTGAAAGACAAATTAAAGATACTGAAACACGTCAGAAAAATGATCCTTTAATCCAACAAAGACAAGCAGTACAGCAACAACAGTCTACTATTCATCCAGAAACAGAAAGTTTTGTACATAGAAATGCTAATTGGTATAATGTAAATACTACTGAAAATCGTAGAATGATGGAAGCTGCACACCTTGCTGATAGGCAATTAGCTGAACAAGCACATGAACGCGATTTAGTATTAGATCCTGTACAACATCTTAAAATGGTAGAGGAAAGTGTAAGACGCAACTTTCCGCATCGTTTTGAGGCTGTAAAACAAGAAGTTTCTAAGAAAGAACCTTCTACACCTATTACTCCTATGGTTGGAATTTCAACTTCGTCAAAAGAAGCATCGAAGACTGGAACTCTAATAGGAAGATTAACACCTGAACAAAGAAAAATCGGTGAACATTTTATGAGAAGTAATCCTAAGTATACATTAGACGCGTATGCTAAAGATCTCGAAAGAATGGGCAGACTTAAATAAATTCGTAATCAATTATTAATAATTAATTAGAGAGAATACAACCATGACAGACAAGAACACAAAGAGAGATTCAAGAACACAAGTAAAACGTAGCCGAAGAAGTGCTGCTAGACTTGGTCCCCTATATGTAGATCCAAAACATATACAAACCGGGTTTCATTATTGTTTTGTAACTACGACTATTCCAGGTGTATTAGCTTATTATGAACGATTAGGGTACACTCCAGTTAGAGCAGATATCAAAGCTGGAGATCAAAATACTTCTACATCTTCATCGCATGGTAGTTGTGTTACTGTCCAATCAAAATGTGGTCAAGAGTTACTTTTAATGAAAATCACACAAGAAATGTATGATGAACTTGAGGCAGAACAACAAGAAGAAGTTCAAGCCCAACAACAAAGTATCTATAATCCTCCGGGAATCGATCAAAATAATTTGACTGGTGATATAAAAATAACGCGTGGTTAATTCCACATCTTTAACAATTTAAGGTAAACAAATATGGCGAATTTAAACGCTCCTTTTGGTTTACGTCCCTCACGTAGTCTTGGTAGATCTAATCTCCAAGTCAACAGTTATGCACACGATTCTGGTGATAACGTAGCTCTGTTTATTGGTGATTCAGTCATTACGACTGGCACTTCTACAGCAGCTACCGTTGCTGGTATTGCTCCTGGTACTCCTATTGTTGCCGCTTCTGGAACAATTACGACTACCGCGATCCGTGGTGCAGTTGTGGGCGTAGCTCCTACACTTACAAACTTAAGTCTTCAGTATTGCCCCGCTTCTGTCAATCTGCAAATCTTAGTATCTGATGATCCGTATCAGTTATATGAGATCATGAGTGATGGTACGGTTGTTGTCGGTGATGTCAGTGGTAACATTGCAATCACAGCAGCTTCAGGTTCTACTGTTACTGGTCTTTCAGCTTATGTCGCTCATGAAGCGTCTTTAGGTTCTACAAATGTCCTTCGTATCATTCGTGTACTTCCTGTTGCTAATAATGCGCTTGGCGCTAATGCAGTTTTGGAATGTGCTATTAATGCTCACGAACTCAAATCAACCAGTGGTACTTAATATTTAGAGGTTTATTATTATGGGTACAATGAGTACTGGTACGTTTCCCCAAGATTTACGTCCTGGAATAAGGATGTGGTTCGGTGCAGCGTATGATACATATCAAACGGAATATGACAAGATTTTGGATGTAAAAACTCCAGAAGATCGTGCATATGAAGAAGATGCCACCCTTTCAGGGCTTGGTCTGACTCCCGTTAAAACACAAGGTGCTCCGGTGCTTTATGATTCCGGAAACCAACTCTTTTCTACTCGTTATCCACACATTACTTATGGTCTTGGCTTTGCCATTACTATGGAAATGTTGGAAGATGGTATTGCATTGAAGAAAGCAGAGATTTATACTAGATCTTTGAAACAATCAATGTTAAGAACAAGAGAAATTATCGCAGCTAACGTTTATGTTAATGCATTTTCATCTTCGGCTCTTATGGAAGGTGGTGATGGTGTGCAATTATGCGCTTCAACTCACCCAACTCCAGCTGGCAATCAATCAAATGTCCCTTCAACGGCAGCTTCCTTAAGTGAAGCAGGTCTTGAACAAGCAGCGATCGATATCGGTGGGTTCCAAGATGCTCGTGGTATAATCATTAAAGTGTTACCAAAAACTCTAGTAATTCCTAAAGAGTTAGCGTTTCAAGCCAAGCGTATTCTCGCTTCGCCATTACGTAGTGGTAGTGCTGATAATGATATTAATGCTTTACGTGACATGGGTATTATCCAAAATGTCGTCGTTGATCATTACTTAACATCAACAACCAATTGGTTTGTTCGTACGGATCAAGAAGGCTTGAACTTCTTCAATCGTAAAGACATGGAACTAACTGATGATAACGAATTTGATACCGAGAATGCAAAGTTCAAAGGTATTATGCGTTTTTCATGTGGTTGGTCAGATTGGCGTTCAATTTATGGCGTTAATGCATAATTAACCCTTAAGGCGTGTCTCTTGTAAAAGGGACACATTTTAATGGATTATAAATTCTAATAAAATAGCTGGATGACGGATAGCGAACAGTTTATTTTAATAATGAGGTATATTATGTCAAGATTTTCAGGTCCAGTTCGATCAGTTTCAAATCCAAATGTTCATGTCGGCAACAATGCAGTTGGTAGTCCTAATAATGGATTCGTATGTCAATCAGGAACTTTAGGTTCAATTTCTAGTCCTCCTACTGATGCTCTTATTATTATAGGTACAGCAAATACATTAGCTGCTAATAAAATGACAGTAACTAATGCTGCATTAGGCCAAGCTTCTACAGTCACAATTCCAGATCCAGGTGCGGCTACTGCTAATTTTATTTTAGATACGGGTACTAATGCTAGTGCAACTTTTACTGCTGCTACTATTACTACTTTAACATCTACAACAGGTACAATTACTACATTAGGTTCTACAACAGGTACTATTACTACTTTAGGAAGTACAACTGCAACTCTTACGACTGCAAATATTACGACAGATAATGTTACTACAGCAAACATCACTAATCTTAAATATGGTGCGACTCCTGTAGCACAAGCAGATCCAACTAGCTGTACAATTACTGCTGCTGCTGGTGCATCTAATACTTCAACAGTTACAGTCCAATTAAAAGATGGTGCTGGCACTAACTTAGCACGTAGTATGAGATTTCAAGTTTATGCTTCATCTGCTGCTGATGGTTTAACTTTAGCTTCTGCTGCATCAACTGGTTTTTCAGTTGCTTCAGGTGGTTTAAGTCTTGCTAATGCAACAGCAGTTACAACTCAAATTACTGCAATGTCTAGTGCTACTGGTGGTTGCGTTTTGAGTCTTTTAGATGCAGGTAAACAAACTAGTTACTTAGTTTTAGTATTACCAAATGGAAATAAGATCTCAGCTCAATTATCTTCTGGTTCTTATGGTGCTTAATAGTTAGAAATAACTAGCCTCGCGAGCTGGCTTTAAATGCTCGCACTAATTTTATTACTTGTTAAGTAAGTAATTCTTAATAACCTCTATAGAGAGTATAATATGAGACA